GACATTGGTGTCCTGATCAGACAGATGGAGATGCCGTACGCAACGAACTACATGTCACATGGGCTCGTGAACTCAGGGCGAACGAAGATCTCCAGCAGTTTATCAAGCTTCTTCAGGTACTCAAACAGATCGTTGATATCTTCATTAGAAAGATGCAGAGGCAGATCTTCCTGGCAGGTCTTACGCTTCCACTGGGTGAAATGTGGGAGATGATCAAGGTAACAATCGCCAACGGGCTTTCAGAGTTCCTGGACATCCTGTTCGGTCCTCTGGACCAGATTCTCGCAGGTTTACAATCAATACCTGAGATCAGACACATGATCAACAATGAATGTTTCGGGTTTGATAAGTTCCTGAAGTTTCTCCTGTGTCTGCTGGGTAATCTCAAATGGGGCATCATTAATCAGATTATGAGTGTTCTGGACTTCACGCTTCCAGACGTGGTGCTCCTCAACGATATCATGCTTTCAAGGATGAGACTTAAGTCACTTGAAGCACTCTCCAAACTACTTGGTGGTATCATCGATCTTCTTCTCAATCTGAGAGACTGTTACGATCCTGAAGATCTTGTCAATCAGATCGTACAGCAGGAGGTCAGGAACGAGTACACTAGTGTACAGAACCTCGTGAATCTTGCCGGAAGTCCAGAGAATCTCAGAAGGTTTGATGAGTACAGTGAACCATTGCTGGCAGAATCAAACACATTCTCCCCAGAGGAACAGGCTGAAATAGACAATATGCAGGGAAGCATTGCCCAGCAGTTTGGCGAGTTCGGCAGTGCTGCGATGGAGATCGTGAATAATGCTATAAACGCCCCAAGTTTATCCGTAGAGGCCTTCGTAGATCCCGAGACTGGGGAGATTATCAACATGGGACAGTTCGTAACTCTCATGGAAGAGATGACTGGAACCAGTGTTAGTGAAATCCAGGAGTCTATGCGGTACATCTTTGATATACTAAGGGGCGAAGGAACAACAGATGAGAGTATTGGATAATATACGTCAGAGACGCACACAGCGCCTCGTGAGCAATCTATATGATGGAGCGGTGCAGGAAACTGTACCTGCTGTTATGGATCGTGTATTCGATGAGGGATTCTCCTCAGAAGAGTTTGCTCCCGTGGTAATGAAGAATGAACTCTTTGCAAATGACAGGCCTCGTGGTCGTAAACTGTCACGTTATATGAAGGAAAGACGGAAAGCAACCCGTAAGACTTATATGAACATGACAATGGTAAGATCACCTTATCAATATGACCGCCTTGATGCCTTCTGGAACAAAGAATCATACTTCTCACGTTCGCTCATTCGCCAGGTAGAAACCATGCTTCGTAACGGGTATGGGTTCTCATCTGATGATATAGAGCTGTTGGGTATGGTAAAGACCGAGTGTGCCCGGATCCAAATGGATAGCGGTATGCCGCTCGATCAGTTCATTTACTCAGCAGCACTTAGTCTTCTCAAGTATGGCATCCTCATTGTTCACAAAGTACGTGAACGAGTGCAGGACGATATGGCTATTGATGACAAAAGGAAGAAACGCATAACCCGGCTGCGTATCATCATGCCACATCGTGTAATGTTTTACGTGAACGACAAAGGCCGTTTGATAGGAATACAGGACGGTACGGCAAGCTTTGTAGCACAGGCTTTACAGCGTCAATCCTCTGGAAATAGACAGTTCCACGGAATCCCTGTCGAGGATCTCATGATCGCTTACATGTCAGATCCAGGCGATGATTTCTTCCCGGAGCCTCCCTGCTTTCAGATGCTTGATGACATTCTTACGCTACGTTCTATAGAAGAAACTGTAGAGCTTCTTGCCTTTCAGTTTGGATCACCCCTACTCCACGCACGAGTTGGCACTGACGAGCTTCCAGCCAGCCCGGATGAGGTACGGGGAGTGAATGCTCAGCTGGTAGATATGGCTCCTAATGGGATGATTACTACTGACCATCGTACCAATATCGATGTAGTTAATCTTCAGAAAGGTGTTACCAATCTGATTCCCTACCTTGAACACTTCAAGTACAGAGTGCTCATAGGATCAGGAAGTTCCCCCATATCTGTCGGTGAGGGAGATACTGCCAACAGGAATACAGCAGAGAGTATCGATGATGCTCTGGCTGATCACTGTACATATCTCGCAACAGCTATCTGTAATCCTATCAATTACAATCTTATTCCTGATCTCCTTGTGAAAGCAGATACGCCTCTTCAAGAGACAGATCTGTTTGATAGCTATGGAGAGCTGAAGATCCGCCTTGAGTTCAACGAAATGAGGCTGGAGAAACAGATTGCACGTCATAATGACGTAATCAATCTGTGGCAAGGCAATCTCATTACACACCATGAAGCCCGCAGAATACTCAAGATGCCTCCGCTTACAGACTCCGATGAAGACGAACTCTTTGTCAATATGGTACAGATTCCTCTCAAGGAAGCTGGTGTATCGGATGCTGAAGGTGCTGCAGATAGTGCTTCAAGTACTTCCAGGAAGACTAAGTCACAGAATCAACCTGCCAACCAGCACGGTACAAAGGCAGGACCAGGATCGAGGAAGAATTAGGGGGTACGAATGAGCACGAATGATGCTAAGTTAACTACTAAGCAAAGGAAGAAACTCTCTTCAAAGTCATTCTGTGGCCCCGAAAGATCTTTCCCGGCCCATGATTGCAAACACGTAAAGGCAGGACTATCGTTGCTCGGTCGTTATAAGGGCCCAGGTAGTAAGGCTAAGATAAGAGCGTGCCTCTATCGCAAGGCACGAAGTCTGAACTGTTTCAAGAGTGGACCGGGTGCCAAGAAGAAAGACTTCGAGGCAATGGATATACTCATGGAATCGGTTTCAATGTTCGATGAGAATGCATTGTGTTATGAAGAAGTAGTGTCTTCATTCGTGACTGCATGTGAGAAACTGCGCATGAGTAAGACTAAGGTGGCTTCTATATTGGGGTATTTACACGATGAAGACCTCGATTCTGCACTTATTCTGCTGCTGCAAAGGGTTGTCTAAGGCAAACCCGTTGTATGGTGAGCACGAATGAGTGTACAATAGTCACTGTTAAGAGGTAAAAGTATGCGATTAAGTATAGTCAACTACGGCCTTGATACGGGAGCCGATGTTCCTAAGTATGCAAAGCGTGAAGATGATGAACTCATCAAGATCGCAACAGACATTATACAGAGACACAACTTTGGCACAGGTGCTGCAGTTGTCTCTGAAGTGTTTCATACGGGACTGAAGAATTCCAATCACCGTAAGTACATGGAAAAGGGCATGGATAACTCTATTATGAGTTTCTACAGGCCCCATGTAACCCCCTTTCTCATGCATCATGAGATGGGTGGCGGTGGAATGTTCAGTGATGGGAATCCTAATCTGCTCTCAGTTGGCTCAAACATCTTCGCTAAATATATGCGAAGACATGTTGAAACACTCACAGGTCCTGCATCCGGGTATGGTAAAGTAGTTACTTTTGTACCAAGTGACGCAGAGATTGGTGGGCAAAGAGCTATCGATGCTCTCAGATCCAGGAGATTACTGACTGTATCTCTTGGAGCAAGAGTTTCGGATAAAGATTACAGATGTTCAATCTGTGGAAACTCACTATACGACGAAGAGTGCGAACATTCTCCTGGAAAGGAGTATGATGAAGGCATTTGTATGGCCGAAGTGTACAACCCGTTGTTTAGAGAATACTCAGTGGTGTATAATCCAAGTGATATTCACGCTGCAGTACGCAGAATGGATGTCATGGAAGGCGAAGGAGCCGATGATAAGTATCATGTTGTAGATCAGGAACCGTCCGCTGGATATATCCAGATCTATGATTCCATCGGTAAACCCATATATCCTTCCGCAGAAGTTCACTCAGAAGGTGGTAAAGCTATGAGTAACAATGCAACTCAGTCCTCGGAAGGCAACGACCATACGTCTGTATCAGATGAAGCAGTATCTGAACTGATTAATGCGTATGAGGCAAAGCTCAAGAAGAAGGACGAAATCATTGTTTCCTTAGCTACTGCACTCAGGAACAGGATGAACGAGAACGAGTCTCCTGTAGAAGGGCTCAATCTCGACAATCTTATGTCCTCGGAAGGCTCGGAAGAGCCAACAAACGATGACGATGGTAGTTCAACTACCGGTAATGCGGATCCGGCTGGATCAGGAGAACCTGCTACAGATCCTGCAACTGATCAGGATGAACCAACTGATGACCAACCCCAAGACTCTGAGAAGCCCGATGGGGGCGAACCAGAAGCACCTAAAGAAGAGCCAGCTCCAGAAGAGCCTGCTCAGGGTGGGAAGGACACAGATGGTGAACCCGGTGATGCGAATCCTGAGGATAGTGCTGGGGAAGCAGGGGTCACCGACTCTGAAGATTCAGAGCCAGCCGACCAGTCTGATACAACAGATCCTGTAACTGAAGGATCAGACGAAGCCGGTAACAATGAAGAGACCCCATCTGCTGAGGAAAGCAGTCAAGGTAATGCACAGGATTCTACTACGGTAGACCTGAGAGAAGTACTCCTAAAGAAGGGGAGGACTTTCAAGCGCATGCCACCACACGGCAAAAGCGGATCTCCGCTGGGAAGCCGCTCGATCGCAAATGCGATCCGAAGAAATCAATAAGGTAGAGGTACAGATATGAGTACAGATCTCTTCTACAACCCAACTGGTGGTGATTTCTCTAATAAGCTGCCAATGAAGTCTGTTGAGAAGCTGGCCTATCTCGACAGCATAGAGGACCTCTACAGGTACAATGGGAAAGAATCCATAGGTGTGTACTACCCGGTGAGAACGCTTCCCTCTGTAGACATCGACTTGGATGCAGAGTGGCCGGTGGTAATGCCTGCTGGATGTATTGTATCGGTAATTCCTCTCAGCGATGCACGTGCCTACGTAACTGATCACGATGGTGCCGGTATCCGTCAAGACGGGTATCAGTACGTATCAATCGGGGTCGATGGTACAGCATTGGAGAAGTCAATCAACTATATGTATCCCAAAGATGTAGCTGGTCTGATCGTTCCTGCCAATGGCGGAAGTTCAGTTAATGACAGTTACACCGCTAACTGTGGTACTTACGGTATCCTGACTATGTCGGGTGAAGTAGCCGCAGCCTCAAGCGATCCTTATGTAAGGGCCGCAAACGTACCAATCGGTATTGTTAACCACAAAGTCTTCTCAGACATGAGACTCAGGTATCTCAACTACGATGCTCGTCAGGGTAGCAATGGTAATGCTATTGCTCTCGGTGGTGTCATCACTATCCCTTACATCGGTATATTCGGTGCAGGCGCAAGGGCAACTGTCCTTTCAGCTGTTCGTACAGCTGTTAATGCGAAGCATCAGTATGCGTGGTTTAGTGAAGCTGACCTCCCCACCCTTTCAGGTGTTATCGAAGTTGGCGACTACGTGATGTCTGATGAGTACGGACGTTTCACTAAGTGGGACGGCGTAAGCGAAGCACAGAAGTTCGGCAAGATAATTGAGACCAGAAGCCGAGTGCCATGGAATCTGGACGAACTGATCGACTCGATTCCTGGATCAGGCATGAAGGGTACCGATACTGGCGGTCTCAGAGCCAGGCTGTATAACTTCATCACATCTATCCTGTCTCAGTCTGCAGTACAGAGCACATCCTATGCTGCAAACAAGGACAATGTGAAGAAAGTCATGTACGAAGTTCTGGCAACAAATACTGCCAATGTCAGCGTTCAAATGGGACAGCTTGACATTGCGTTCGGTATTCTGAAGTAAGGGGGTAACGCAATGAGATTCAACACTTCAGGTTTAAGTTCCCTGCGATACCTCGATTCCTACGATCCAATGGAATCGGTGAAGAATGCTGCAGATGAACTCGAGAAGGAAGGCATTTCCGCCACTGATGGTGACGGAAACTTTCTCCCGGAAGTAGTCCAGGCTGCTTCTGACAGGGATATGGCAGATGTTATGGAAATCCTCTCCGCCTTCGAAACCGGCAAACTTGCTGGCGAAAAGGTGCAGATTAAGGAAGTTCTCGCATCTAAAGACTTCCCTCAACTGTTCTATGCTGCGACTGAGATCCTCATGAAGAGCAGGATTGTTCCTGCGAGGATCATATCAGCGAATCTCTTCGAAACTATTCCTTATGCTGGGAATGCGATCAATGTAACGATCCGTACTCTTGGTGGGGTAGAAGTAGAAGAAGTTCCTGAAGGAAGCGAATATCCAGAGACTTCCAGTGCTGTAAGTGATCAGGCTTACAGATTGAACCTTGAGATCAAGAAATATGGTGCCAAGGTCGCTGGAACTCGAGAACTTCTTGAGTCTGATAACTGGGGAATATTTGCTTACACTGTCAGGTCACTCGCAGATGAACTCCTTAACAAGAAAGAAACCCTGTGTACAAAGATCCTTAACGAGCAGTGTGGTTACACTCTCATGGATAATGCCGATGCATCTAACACTGAACTCGGTTCCTGCACAGGTCGTGGCATCGATGGGCTTCCCAACGGTGCTCTCGGTATCGACGATATCATGAACATTCTCGCATGGATGGAGATGCGTGGATACATGATAGACACTATCCTCATTCACCCATTCGCATGGGCACTCTGGGCAAGAGATACAGAGATCCGTGAAGTGGTTATGGGGAATGGCGTTCAGTACGTGCCAAGCGGAAGCGCCAATTCTGGTTGGGATCCCATGCCTTGGGGTTCTCTTGGCCAGCCTTGGGGTAAGTTTGGTGGTTCGGGTACTCCTTCTATCGCTCCTGGCTCAGTCAGTGGTGGTAACTGGAATACTGTTGATCCGATATATCAGAAGCTGGGTGTTGCACCTTATGCATGGCCCAATCTGACTCCATTCGGAGCAACATACTACACAACACCTAAGCACGTAGATCGTCCCTTTAAGATCCTCGTATCTCCGCTTGTACCATATTACAAGATCTCCGGTGGAGCATCTGATGGCAAGTTTGCATCGAACATCATCTTTGCAGACTCCCGTAAGGGCGGCCTGATCCTCCAGAAAGAGAATCCTACTATGGAACAGTGGTCAGATATTGAACGTGAAATCAACTACATTAAGATTCGTGAGCGCTACGGCATGGCTCTTCAAGAGCAAGGCAGAGCGGTCGCAGTCGCCAGGAATGTGGTGATTGATCGTACCTACGCATTCGACAATGTGAACAGCGTATCTCTCAGTCCTATTGATACTACTGTAAACAGAGTGTAAGGTAGACAGTAAGTAACTTCTCGAGGGCTCGGTCAGTAATGGCCGGGCCCTTGTTCTATCTACGTGGTATTCTTTTCCCCCATTATGATAGAATGTGAAAGATTCATGAATCGCTTAGGAGGAACTGTTTATGAGTAAATCAGAAGGTACAAAGGTAGTGAAACCAAGTATTCCGGCAGATGAAGTGACTCCAGACCTTATTGTATCCGGATGTATCGTCCGTTTAGGGCCTGGGGAAGTATTCTGGAAGCTTGATTCCGGGAAAGTAGAGCTTAATGCATTCCAGGGAAAGATCACTGCCAAAGTAGAAGGGAGGAAACTTACAGAGACAGAAGTAATGTTCGTACTTAATGGGATAAGAACTGGACGAGTCATGGTTGTAGACAAGGAAGACAAGGGTACTCCTGTCAATACCAAATGGCTTACTTCAGAATATGCACCCAGGGCACGACGACTTCTTGACCATAAGGATCCAGAATTCCCTGAGGCTGTCAAACGCACGTATTCATTTAATGTATTAGAGACAGCGCTTGAGATTGAGAAGGAAGAGAAGAACCGCAAGGACAGAGTTTCTCTCCTTACCAAGAAGATAGCTGATATGAGGTAAACCAATGGCAATTAGTATTGTCAGTACCACACCGGCCGATGGAGTGACTGGTCACTACATTGACCGAGACATCTTCGTTGAGTTCAGCAAGGAAATTGAAGCATCGTATCTCGACTCCAACTTCTTTAAGATTTATCGCACCAACGTGACAAAGAGTGAGTACTTCGAGTTCCTTGATGTAACCGTGACCAAGAGCGGTAATGTTGTCGAGATCAACCCTACAGCCAACTTCGAACCCCTCTCCTACTATATGGTTATAGTGGTGGGAGGTACGAACGGTCTGCAGTCCACTGACTCGGACACTCTGCCAGCGAACGAGATCTTTTCCTTTCAAACAGCTGAAACTGTGGCACCTACCAGCGGGCCGCCGGAGATCGTTCCTGAAGTAGACCTGTTCATGGACGGAGATAGTCAGGATGACGCTAATGAGCCTTCAACCAATCTGTTTGCCAGTTCGGGACAAGACGCACCAATTTCACTGGTAGGCAGTATTCCTGCTAACAAGAGTGTGGGTGTGGACACTTTTAGCAGGATTATACTTCTCTACAATGATACAGTCGATGACGATATCACAATTCCACAGAATGCCCTGAATGGCAGATGGACAGATTTACCCGTCGATATGGATCCCTTTGGGAATCGTAGAGTGAATATGAGTGGCGTCATTGTATCAGGACGACAGGTCATATTTGACTCAGCCACATATTCTTCTAACACGAACCGAGAGTATATATTCAGCATGTCCCGTGGCATGGTCAGGGGCGAAGAGAGAGAAGGATTCGATCAGAGAGAACATGAGATCAGATTCATGGGACCCCTCAGTCCAGTGTATGCTTCTCCTGATCAGATAAACAGCCGTCTTACGGGATGGGATGCTGAGCTTGATTCTGGCATAAGCAACTATGATATATGGAAACTGATCCTTGAGGCATCTCTATGGGTTAGAGATGTCTATGGGGCCACTATGACTGCAGATAACCTCGTGCAGGTGAACAGGCTCACTATATGCATGGTACTCAGGGATCTGTTTATCCGTGGGCTCCTGATGATAGGCGGAATCAGATCACGAACACTTCTTGCCGTCAAGGTCGACTATGAGACCAGAGACTGGGACAATATTATCAATGAACTTGAGAAGTGTATCAGGGAATCGATTCCAGAGGATGCTGAAATGGGCGGCGCCGGTGGTGCATTTATAGGCGTGAAATCAGGCAAAGCACTCAGCGATCTTCGTGGTGAACAAAGCAAACGGTACGGGATATATAGATAATGCCACAATGGATAGACATGCGTCAGCATATAAAGGGCCTTACCCGTGGTGATAGTCGTACTATTGCACAGGGTAAGTGGATTGTTCTCAGAGTATTCAGACGGGGGCAGTATTCACAGTACTGGAATGAAGCAAGGAAAGAAGCTATTGGCGGACCTAAATGGAGATACGATGATCTTCTGGTACGAGCGATAGCCAAACCAGGAACCATAGTAAGCAAATCTGGATCCGCTTCATCTACCCCACCAGTTGTAGGAGTAGCTCCGCTCCTCAATGAGATAGGCCTCGACGACCCGAATACATGGGTCTTCGCAATAGAAGTACTCAAAGAAGAACTTCCCAGAGAGCCCCTCATCGGAGACAGGGTGTATGATATCCAGGAATACGGACAGAAAGATAAGCCAATAGCACCAGTTCATGCAACTGCGATGTACGATGTATTGGCTGTCGTACGAGAACATGGAGATTACGGTAGAGCTGAAGTCTTCTACCTTTTCGCCCAGAAACAGACAGGGGTAAGCTAGTGGCAGTTACACACGCATATATACCATATAACCCTCAGTTCGATCTCGACCGGTATCTCGAGTATCGGCGTCAACTAGAGGCATATGATACCCACATATGGACCAGTGATGCGATGGATCATATGAGACTCCCAGGGAATACCAGCATATTTGATCTTCTGATCTATGTAGGCATGGTTCTTGAGGATTGGCTACCCACAATAGGGTACGCTGGAGAAAACATCCTGTATTCACCTGCCTTCCCTGATATTATATACTCGTTGCATGAGGATTCTAACGTGACTCAGGACTCACCTCATCAAAAGGTACCACCTGTCATTGCGTACAGGATAGTCAGGAGGGAACCTGCCAGTATGGCAAAGACCCCCTTTGGAAGCACCAGTAAGCAATGGAAGTTCCGCAAATGCGGAGATTTCAGGGGACCTGATGGGAACATCTACCGGGTTAGATACAGGTTCTGGGAATCACGAGTAGAGTTTACATGTGTACATCGGTCAGGGGCAGAAGCAGAGGCCTTGTGTGTCGGATTCGAACAGTTCATGGATATGAACGAAGGTAAGTTCCTGGAAGCCGGTCTTAATAAGATGGTTCCCGAGGGAAGGAGGCCTGAGCCGATCGTGAAACTGGAGGAAGCAGGAGTGCATTACAGGAGTACCCGTTTCTGGTTTCGCACACAAGAGTTTCAATTTGCTGGACCGATTACACCAATCAGCGACATCCATATTGATGTCGAGACGAAAGAGGAGTAAAACTCTTGGAATTGAATCTCTCTGGGAGGTAAGAATATGAGCCTTGAAGAATTCAACGGTGTCCGCTCAACCATTATCGATCAGCAGACGAACCCTCCCGTGGGGAATGTATCCCGGCAGAGTACATTCATCTTCGGGACAGCTAAGTCCGGTCCCAAACATACTCCAACAAGAGTAACTGCCGATACGGTATCACAGATCTTCGGAGATGTGCCTATCGACTCTAGCTTTGATACCAGTCTGGTACGAGGCTATTACGAGTATGTACAATCCTGTAAAGGAGAACCGGATGTCAGCCTTATTAGGGTTGGTACCACTGACGCAGCAAGGATTGACCTTTATGAGAACGTGGCGTATCTCTCTGGCGAACTGAGTTACACGCTTGAGAACAGTAAGCCTGAGTACTCTATGTTCATTCAAGCCCTCGAAGAGGGTGCCGAGATGAACAATACGAAGGTCGAGGTCACTGAAGACAGTACTACTGGACTTCCTATCTACATGCAGATAGAACTTCCTGATGGTACTGTAGCAGGTTACAACCTGTCACCTCAATCCAATGCGGCTGGTGTTGTCACCAGAGTTTCCGAACTCTGTACGCTGATTAACTCCAATGCGAATCTCAACGAGAAGATTGTAGCTGGGTTCGATGCTCTTGAAACTACAGTTCCTGTCACCATCCTTTCCGTAAGTGGTGTGGTACAGAGAACGTATGAACTTGAGCCAACACCCCCGGCGGTCAACACTTCATGGGGAGATAAACTCGTTGCGGTACCAGAAGCGTATGAGCAAAGGACCGTTTCGGGAGAAGTAGACGCAGGAAGCATGGTTACAGAACTTGATGTAGCCCCTGAGAAGGATATGAATCCTGGCGTACCTACTATCGACCGTTTCATCCGTCTGTCCAATCAGGAAGTAGTGGTTACAGTTACACCTGATCTCGTAGGACGGACAAACTATGATGCCAATCTTTACTGTCAGACAGTAACTGGTTGGGACAACTCCTATACTATCAGCGGCAACAGTTCTGATGGGTGGGACTTTGAACTCTATATCCTTAGATCTGGGTCGTCTTCCAAGACGAAACTGACCATGGGTACAGACTACACAGTCAATACCACGGCAGGAACTGTTCGTATAATTGCTGCTCTGCAGGTAGGTGATCGTTTCTATGCGAATTACCGATACAGAGTATCATATGCTGAAGCGAAACGCAGATCCGAACTGCTTACTGGATCTGACAGGAGTTACTTCATCTATGGAGATCAGATTATCTTCGGTGCTAATCAGCCGGCAGACATGGTGATCTATTACGATACCAAGGTATACATAGATGCAAGCGAAATTACTATCGAATCATTCCATCGCCCAGTTATCACCTTTAACAACGCAAGTAACTTGCCGAGTGCAGGTGGAACGGTATATGTGAAACTTCAGTACGAACCGGAACTTCCTGCAGCATCCGGAAAGGTTCTTCCTGGTAGTGTTACACAGCCTGCCGCATTAAGTGGCGGATCTGATGGACGTATAGTAAGTAAGAAGCAGTATCAGAAGTCGATAATCAATGCACTTAAGGCTGTCGACCTCTACCCACGGCGTCACAATGTCATCATGGGTATGTGGCTCGATGAAGTTCAGTCCGGATATAATTCTGAGACTGGTCTTGCTGAGAACCTGCCACTTAACATGTGGTCAGCGGTTCTGCCTTACATTGACAGGTCTTCGAACCTTGCCAATGAGTGTGATGTTGAGATACCCGTACTTCCACTGCAGGATCTTACACAAGACTCGATTAACACATGGATCACTAAGTTGACTGAGAATTCGGACACTGATCCGAACAGACCGGCCAACATCATTGATTCTGTTAACAACTTCAGGGCAGAAGCACCTCTGGGTGTATTCATTGTCAATATTCCTGAAGTTAACAATGGCCGCCGCTACTTTGCGAATCCGGCCACAATATATGCAGGATTTAAGCAGAACCTTGCTTATGATCGTGCAGCAACACATGACTTCGTTCCTGGTAATGTACGTGACCTGGGAGTGAAGATCTTTAACGCCGAGACAATCGGTAAGATTAATCTCAAGAGGTACACGGCTGCTATCGTCGATTACGCTGGTCGATTTATATGGGCAGACGCACCAACTCTTGGTATTAAGTACAGGTCACAGTTCGACCGTCAGTTTGTAAGGGATACTGTTTACTTAGCCGTAGGCATGGCCAGAGAGGTAGCAGAGAAGTACATCGGTAAGCCGAGACTTCCCCAATATCTCCTGAGCATGAAGAAGGACGTATCCAAAGCTCTCGATATGCTCGTCCCGGATGTCCTTTCGGACTTCTTCGTCGAGTTAATCCCGGTCACTGACGGTTACATAACAGGCAAGACTAAACTCAAGCTCATGCTTGTAACTGCCAAGGAGATCAGGACAGTCGAGATTGAAACCTCGATAAGTCTGGCTCAGTAATTGGAGGTAAGCTAATATGGCAAACCAAGGATCCAACTCAGTAGTATCCCACTTTACGCAGACGTATACTACGTTCAGCGGCGTAGATATATCAGCGTTGTTTGATGACATGACGGTCATGACACTTCAAGGAATTGCGGTGTCAATCACACGAGAGAAAGTACCTGTGTACGTCTTTGGACGGGCTCGTCCTGTTTCCATTTCCAGAGGGAAAAGAGGTATAGCCGGTACGTTGCAGTTTGTTCTCTTTGATAGAGACGCTCTGTATTCTCTCATGCAAGATGCAGATCACTACTATTATGCTCACGCTGACGAAGTCAATTGGTTGACGAACGTTGCCAATATGGCGAACTATCCCGGTACAGTAAGTAACCAGGGTGGTAATCAGGTAGGTGTTGCTCGTTCACAAGTAGCATCTCCAGACTATATGGACCAAATCTGGCCTTTCGACGTAACACTCGTTGCGCAGAACGAATATGGCCAGGGTGCATGGAGTGCGATCATCGGCGTAGAGATCATAAATGAGGGTGGTGGTATATCGATGGATGACCTCACAAATGAGGAGCAGGCGACTTATATCGCCCTTCATCGTGTACCATGGACAGCTCTCAGCCGTGTTGACAGAGATGCAGGTAACACTGATTACTGGGTATCCCAGGTTCAGATGCAGAACGGTCAGCTTGGTGTATTTGGTGGACAGCCTGGACAGCAGGGAACATTCATTCCTGGTGGAAGGGCCGGAACACAAATGGGTGTCCAGAACGAACCTACGTTCCCAACCCAACAAGTATAGGACGCAGTTCCTCCTTTCCGTTAGTCCTCCTTCTCCTGCTCTTGGGTAGGAGAAACTCAAGGGCGGGTCCTTCGGGGCCCGCCCTTACTCTTTGTGGTATCTCCCTGGGCTCCCTGCTATAATATGTAAGAAAGGAGATTACTTATGGCACAACAGAATGATTCCGTGAGTTGCCCCTATTGTGCGGGCGAAGGTAAGATTGCAGAGCATATTTGCGATAAGTGTAAGGGTAAGGGAATTCTTCCCCTTTCAGAGATTGGATCCGGTTTCATCATTGATGAAGACGACGGATATATAGACTGAGGTTATCTATGGCTGTTTATGATCTTAATGAACTCATCAAAGCTCGTGGGGGAAGATCTTTCTCAGATCCAGCATATGCTGATGTAGTAGACTACCCAGACTCTCTTTCGCTTGGGGACACCCTGTTTCCCATGCTGTATATCTATTACTTTGGGAAAGAGGAGAGAAAGTCGAAGGTAGGTAATACCTATCTGTTTGAGAAAGGCCTTAGTGATTATCTCAGCAATCGTACCAGTATGCGTGCCGGTGTGGTAGCAGATACTCAGCGACTTAACGAGCAGACAGCAGATAAGTTCAAGACCATGGTGAAGAAGTTCAATCTAATGTTTGAAGCAGCATATGAGAAGAACGAACAATGGGTATGGATGTTAGCCAACGCAACAGCCACAACAATGAAGAAATATACCGGGAGAATTAACTATGATCCTTCACGTCCTCTCCCTGGAAACACATATTACAGACAGCATAACCCCTCAACCGGAAGAGATCAATTCAGTCCCCTTCCTCAGATAAATGGTAATGCTGGTGCCGACATTGATACATGCATGGAGGCACTGCGGATACTTTACGAGAACAAGCTCATCAATGCTACATATGATCTTGGTATTCGTCCTATCAATGTATACACGGGGGAATTGACTGAAGAGAAGGAAGATGTTGTGCAGATGCAGACATCAGCCCGATTCATAGGTTTACCATCCCAGGGAGTCTTTACTGTCAACAAGACCAGTAAAGGCGCCATGATGTACCATACCTTCTCCGGTATCGATATTATAGCTCTCGCCTCACTTAATACCGTCGTATCCAGGCTTGATCACTTAATGCAGGTTTCCTGGTCTATTCACAAAGGTGCTCCCACAAATAGAACCCTCGGTAAGTCATCTTCAGGAGGGAGAGTGGGTGGCGGGCGCACCATTGCGGGTACGATGATCTTTGCAGTATCAGATTTCCACCCACTCCGTGATCTTATACCAGATGATTATAAAGGCAGAAAGACCCAAATACTGAACGACCCGGACGTATGGAAACCCCTCGTCATGGCCGACGAGATACCCCCGTTCGACATCGTTCTAACCCTGTCCAATGAATACGGCAAGGCCGCTATTACCACCCTCTATGGGGTTCAGATAGTTGATGAAGGCGGCGTCTTCGGCATGGATAATCTCATCACAGAATTATCCCTCCAGTACACCGCCGTAGCCATGGACCCCATCATGGAAGTCAAACTCGATGACACCGGCATGATAGATCCATTCGGCATCATGCAGGGCGGCTATTCTCAGATGTGGAGAAGGAGAGAGATGATGGCGGCCGGGGTCGGTTTCTCCGACCTGGAGGCCGCCTATGAGTCGTACTACGATGGAGTCTTTGATGCGATGGAGAGAGCGAGAGGACAGATAGCCTCAAGGGAACGTATGAGGCCACCATCAGACGATACTACTCCAACATAATAGAATGCTATCTGATTATCTGTAAACCATCATACAGCCGTTGGTTCTTGTACATAGTGTAAGCAAATGCTTTCTTCTTCTGCATAATAGTAGTCTGAATACCATCGGTGA